ACAAACTCTGTGCGGACTGTGCTCATCGTTTGCTGCCCTTTCTCTGCTTGTTGATCACGTCGATTGCGGTTGCCATGTCTCGGGCCTCAAACGGTATGTCTGGGGGCCAGAAGCCGGTCGCTACAAGCAGTTCGGCTAAGCTGCGGCTGTAGCTCCCGGTGGCGTAGGGTTTTGATCGTCTGACCCGAGCACGTCGAGGCTGACAATCGTTTTTGCGTATTCGTCAAACATGAGCGGCACGGTCAGCCCGGCGGCTTTGCTGGCCTCGTACGCCAAGAATGCGAGGTCCTCGGCTCCGATGCCTGCCGCCAGGTCACCGGCGCGGCGTTTAAATTTGCGTTCCCACGTAATCACGTTGAAAAGCGTGGTGGTGACCACGTTGGGTCCGCTGCCGGTGTCGACGCTGATGCTGATTTTCATGTTGTTGCTCCTTGCACGGTTGGAGGTTGGTTATTGGGATCAAACGATGTCGCGGGCCCAGGTGCCGCCAGTGAAGGTGACTTCCTGGGTCGAGAGCTCGCCGACGGTTGAGTTGATCGGCGTGAACTGGGCGAGCATTGCCCCGGTGATCGTGTATTCGGGGTTGGTGGCCGACTCGGTGGTGCCGCTGGGCGAAATCACCAAGGTGCAGGTGCCGGTGTTGACTGCGTCGTACAGCGCGGCCTCGACTTCGTTCGACCCGTAGCTGTTGAACAACGTCAGGCTGACCTCCACGTTCTGCAAGCCCTTGGTGAACTTGTGGGCTGTGTCTCCGAAGGCCGTTATTTCGAGATTGTCAAAGCCCGCCGTGATGGTGGCAGCTGTGCATTGATCGGATAGGTCGTATGTCTGCGCGCCGACGGTCATATTGACGGTCGCGTTGGACAGGAAGGTGGTTGTTGCCATTTTCAGTTTCTCCTTGCCGCGATTGCGACTGTCAGGGAATATGCCGGTATTTGTTGATCGCCGACGGTCACGGAAACGGGCCTGCCGCCGGTGACGGCAAGCGTGGTTGAGCCCATGATGGTGTCAGCGGTCGTAATGAGGTAGTCCTCGGCGTCTTGGTTGCCTGGTGGGGCGGCGAGGATCAGCAGTTCGAAGCGGATGTCGCCGACGTTGTAGGTGAAGGCGTCAAACGTGGGAGGGTTAATCAGTACGGATAGCGGGCGGGCATTTCGCGGGTCTGTTACCGGAGCGAGGCTTAGCGCCGTCAATGCGTTGACGATTGCCGTACGTGACTCCGCGAAAATGCCTGTTGCCGCCATTTATGCCACCTGGCTGCGACGGATGCCGAGTAGGCGCATGATTTGGCCCATTGAGCCGACCGGCGCTGGTGCGCCGAGCTCTCCGAATGATGCGAACGAGTCGACGGAGCCGCGTTCACGGTACAGGGCTCCGGCGTACATGATCGTGCCGAGTTTGGCGGCGCTACTTGGCGCGGTACTAAGGCTTTCGGCTTGATAGCCAGCCATTTTCCGCGCCTTGTAGGCCCAAGCGTTGGCGGCATCCGTGCATACCCCAACGAAGGTTGTGTCGTTGGCGGTTGCGACGGAAATACCAAGCCACGACGTAACGTCGGCTGCTAAAATCCAGGTGCACGTTTCTGTCCAGGTAACTGTCCCGGCGTTTGAGTCACGGGCAACGTCGTCGCCGCTCGACGCGACAAGCAGCTGATTTGTGATCAGTATGTCGTAGTCGTAGGTGAAGTCGCCTTCGTCGTCGACGCCGGTGAAGTAGTGCGTCGGGACTTCGAGCACCGTGTATGTGGCGTTGAAGCCCGTGGAACCTGCGACGGTGATCGACTGTCCGATACCAATTTCTGTGGCCTCCAAGGTCTGCAAAACGGCATAGTTGTCCTGACGCATTGCGTGGGTCAGGGTAAACACAGCCATTTTGCAGCTCCTCGGTGGTCAGCGGGTCAGGATCAGACGAACGCGGCCTTGACGAACTTCGACGCGTCGATCATCAACGTGGCGAAGTAGCCGCGCCATGCGATCGTGCGGGAAATTGTCGACGGGTTGTCGATCGAGATCGCGCCCTTCTGCTGCTCGAAGATTTCGAAGCCGGGAGCGCAGCCGACGATGAGCGTGCCCGACGCGAAGTTGCGGTCAACGACGACCTGCAGGCCGAAAGCGTTGCCGCTTGCCGAGCCAGGGGTCAGGTTGCCGAATGCGTTCATTGGGCCGATCTGCGGGAACAGCGGGCGGTCTGCGGTGTCTGCCAAGCCGAGCAAGTCCTGCCACACACCGGGCGCGACGAACATGTGGGTCGGCAGGTTGCCGTTCGATGCCGACAGGATGGTTGCGGCTGCGCCTGCGACCCATGCCGCCCAGACTGCGGGGTCGCCGACCGATGCAGCTGTAAAGTTGCTGGTCGTGGTTGCGCCCGAGGCGAGGTTGTCGGCTGCGACGTTGTCGGTCGTGTTCGCGTAGATGCGGCCCATGTCGTCAAGGATCAACGACAGCACGTTCGGGTCGGTCCAATCGAGATCCTGCTCGGAGATCGTGACGTAGCCACCGTAAGCCTGCTTGGTTACCTGGTTGTTGAAAACCACGTAGGTCCCGGCCTGAAGGGCGGCGTTTTCCGAGCTCTGTGCAGCCATCGACGTGTGCGTGGTGACCTCCGGGCGGATGAACACCTTGCCGCCACCGGGCATTGCCTTCACGCCGACTGCGTCAACGACCGGGCGACGCCCGACGAAGTTGTTGTAGACCGGGCCAAGGATCGGGGTGGGCAGGATGCCAGGCGTGTCGGTCGTGACCACGTCAGGCGCAGCGGCCTTGATCGCTTCACGCATTTCGTGCCAGGCAGAGCCGCCGGCGATGGCCGCAGACAGGTACTCGACAGCGGTCGGGAGCTCGACAGCCTTTTTGGCGGTCGCGTACACGATTGGCGACACAGGGTGGGTTGCCGGAGCCTGAGCCTCGGCCTTGATTTCTTCTGACACGTTTTCCTCCTCGGGAGTGTCTGTGGGTTGGTTTTCGTCGTCCTCTGGATCGGCCGAGGCGGCGATTTCTGTGATGACCGCGTCAGCAAACGCGGGCACCGCAACAAGCGACAGCTCAATGAGATCAGCCTTGGAGACGATCATCGTGCCGGTCTTGTCGAACTTGAATTTGGTCGGGTTGGCACCGACGGAGACGGAGTCGTAAGCACCAGCTTTGAGCAACTCGACGGCGTCGCGGCTGGCTGCCGTGTTGGCGAGCGTCGCCTCGAAACGGAGCCCGGTGTCGGTGTCCTCCAGCTTGTTGACCACGCCACGCAGCTGCGTCAGGTCGTGGTTTTCCACCAACTTGGCGGCCTTCTGGTTCACGTCGAATGCGCCGCGCTGGAAACGCACTTTCTGGCCGCCAGAAACGACAGCGGTTACATCCCACGGGACGGCTACGCCAGCGATGCGCGGCGACGCATACATTTCCTCGTCGTCGTCTTTCGCGGCTTCGACCAGGTTGACGGGTGCGGTAAAACGAATCATTCAAGCTCCATTTCGTCCTCGGGCAGATCGGGTGCGGGTGCTTCGCGCTGAATCTCAGGCGACTCGACCATGAACTGTTCTAGGTATTCCTCGACATCGAATTGCACGTGGCGGCCGTTCGGCAGAACGTCGTTCATGCTCAATCGTTCTTGGATGGAGTGCAGCACCGGGCGGGCACCGAACAGGATCAAGTCCTGCCGCGACTGTTGCGCGTTCTGGTACGTCATGCCGGATTGATCGATCCCCAAGAGATAGCCGGGGATGTCCAGCAAGCGGGCCATTTCGAGCGCCGCGTATTTGCGCGACTCGACCAGCTGCAGCTTGCTCGGATCGCTGCTGAATTCTTTCCACTCAACCGCGGAGTTAAGTGCACCGATAGCAGACACGCGGCGTGCGTTTGACCAGGCGGCAGCCAGTTCGCCGAGCTCTTCGGACGACATCGGCTCCGAATTGGAAGTCTGTTGCAGGTAACCGGCAGCGATTTCGGTGGCGGCGAAACGCTCGGCGGCTTGATCGAGGCGCAATGCAATCTGCACAGCGCGGCGGCCAGCGTAGACGATGCCTTGGTTCGGCGACAGGAACGTGATCACGTTGTTGACGTCAAGCGGCAGACCGTTGAATTCGAGGTCCTCCGGCATACCGAACCATTCCGGCGACGCAGGCATCTTGGTGGAATAGACCATGTTCGCTGGCAGCCATTGGAAGGTTGCGGGGAAGCCGGTCGAGTAGCGGCTGGTGACGGCCCAATGAGCGCGGCCATACATGATCAGGTCTCGGGCTGTCTTGCCCATGATGAATTGCCGGGTGACCGACGGGTCAGGCCGCGACATCCACGTCTCGCCCTGCACCCAAATTTTTTCGTATTCTTCGCCGCCCCATTGGAGCACGTAAGACTTTAGGTCAAGTGTGCCGACCACCGTCGTCAGGAGCGAGACAGCCCGGGCGATGGTCGGCACCGAGAGAGCAGCTTCTTCCGACGCCCCGACGGAGTAGGAGTAAAACTGCCCTATTTGGGAAGCGCCAGCGGCAGCACCAACGGGAGCGGACGCGACGGCCGGAGCCTCGACCTTGCGGCGTAGAAATGCCATTGCGGGAAGTGTGCGCACACAACAATTGCGGACGCAAGCATCCTTGATAAAGATACGAAACGATCACCTACCTAGCGAACGCGACAGCTGCACGGGTTTTCTGTTGAGGTCGAGCGACCAGCGCAGCCGCCCACACCATGCAGCGGGCCAGCGTGATCAGCCCCGGCGATTTCTGCGACGACAGGACGAAGCCGCCTTGGGTTTTGACGCCGACGGCGCGGTTGACGTGCTCCAACAGCATTTGTTCGCCGGTGTGCACCAGCAGGCGCTCAGTGATGAACTGGCGCACAGTCGCGGTGTGGGTCAGCAGTTCGGAGTAGCCGACGATGACCTTTTTGCGGTCGATGGCTGCTGGGGCAAGCGTCGCCAGCGACGGGGTCAGCGCGATGGTGGTGAGCTCGGGCGCTAGGCGCTCAATCTCAATCCAGACCTCGGCCAAGGTTTGAGCGACAAACGCAACGGTCACGCCAATCCGGCCGTCGTCAAGTTTGACGGCCCGCACAGCCGCGTAGTTGGACTCGTCGATGCTGGAGTCGACGGCCAGGACGCCGCCAGGCGGCAGATCGGTGACCTGCAGTTTGTTGAATTCGCCAGGCTGCACCCACGATTGAGCAGAGCTGATCCACAGGTTGAGTGACGCTCGAAGGAACGCGGATTTGTCGGCCATACCGGATTCGTCGACCAGCGTGTCAAATTCGAGGATGTGGCCGAGGGCCGGGTTGGCCATGTGCCAATAGGCGGGCTCGTCGGTCTCGACGCCTGGCGGGATTGACCATTCGGCGAAGAACAGTTTGCCTGGCTTGTCCTCGTCGATGGCCCGCAATCCTTCCTCTCGGAATTTGATCATGGCTTTGGAGTCTTCGGTGCCAGCAGTCGACCACATGGACAGCATCGGCTCCTTTCGGGCCCG